TAAGAGAGATGTGACTCCCAATTCTACACCAAATACTGGCTTCATTTTTACTTGTTCGCACAGTAAATTCCAAGAGGTAAAGCTGAATGTGCTTACCCTGTCACTAATTGGACAAGCACTCCAATCCATCTCCAGAACGCGATTGTGTACGTCTGGTAGTTTCCCATAAGCATAGCGAAAGCTATACTCAGATCTGATCCTCACAGTAACCCTCGCTTATATAATTCAACAGCACAACGATATGTTGCATCAACATCTACATTAGCTTGGTGCGCAGACTCAAATCCTACACCAAAAAGTTCTAAATGTAAATTGGTTAATGATAATCTGTACCCTTTAAGATAGATAGTATGTTCAACTAAGTCTAGTGACATAGGCCATAAAATTTTCTTATTGTATCGTTTTAATTCAAGTTCCACCATACCCTTATCAAATGTAATGTTCTGACCGATAAGTAAATTTGCTTTCTCCAACATTATAGTTATCTCATCTAAACTGTCTTTTATTGGAGGTTCTATGGCAAGCTGCTCATTAGTAAATCCTGTGATCTTTGTTATTTCTTCACTAATCGGTCTAGTTGGCTTAAATATTCTATAAAATGAATTAAATTTTTCACCAGTCATTAGATCAAACTCTTGCGCTGCAAAAGAGATGATTTCTGGTTGCAGCGCAAGAGAACGTGCTGGATTGATGATCAATCCGGTCGTTTCTGTATCAAAGACTACGGCTATCATCGTCGCATATATGAGTATTTTTCGTTGAAGTTTTCAAGTGCAACGATCATCTTAATTAGAAATCCAGGTCTATTACCTGGTGCATTTTCTAATTCCTCCCATGTACAATCTCTATATGATGGAAAACCTAATATGGCATCATTTCCATCAATAACATCTTGTGCTTCATCTCTATTATTCATACCTTGAAAACCTGCTTTAGCCCATGGGCTATCTTTCATCTTTGTATCTATCCATTCTCTTGGAGAATATTTCTTGAATCTGTCCTTCACTCTACTATTTGGTCTTTGCTGAGATTGAGATTCAGTTTGACCATTTAACTTTTGTCCTAGCCATTCAGCAAAAGCCATTCTGTTGTTTTGAAGATCAACACCATCTTCTTCAGCTAATTTTTTGAGTTTTCTTTGTGCTGGTGATTTCTCCGCATCAAAAAATGCACCAACAACCAAAGATACGATTTCTTGTCGCGTTGCAGTCATAACACACTCCCTTCAACATCGTACTTGGGAACGAACCCTTTCAACATCGCTGATTGACGATATAGTTTAAATATATTTTTGGGCCATATACCTGGATCTTCGATTGGACCTATAACCTCATTAATCTTAGAAAAGATACCTTGTGTTTTCAGAAAATTTATATCTGATCCTATATTAACTCCTCCTTCACTTATTTTACCAATTCTTGTCACAACAGGATGTTCAATTGGCACATACAATTTACGCGCCAAATAGTATCCTTGCATCATAGCAGTAAAGCCTACTGCCCAATCATCACATGCCCCAACAGAATGTAAACGATTATCCATCACAATCTCTCTGTTGCGCACCAATATTCCGCGATTGATACTTATATGGCCTGAATTGATAATGTAAATTTTCTCATCATGAGTCTTATATTCGTCACCAAATTTATCACTTAGGTAGATTGCACCACAGTCTGGATTTTCTTTCATATATAGACAGCATTCATTAATAATTTCTGTTGAGCCTTTCTTAAATACCATATCATCATCACCTAGAAAAATAAAATCTGCATTATCTGCCATAGATATAGCATCTTGTCTAAGCCAAAAGAAATCTATATATGGCGACATATGATATGATTTCCATTTAAAATTCCAATCATGACCAAGAAATAGTTGTTGTGGAAAATCCTTCTGTATTGGTGGATTAATTAGTACATTTGTGGTAAAACTATCAATACAACTCCAATCATTATTATAATGAAAATGAGTCATTAATTTCAAAAGATTATCTTTTTTATTAGATATGAAACAGAAAGCTAGTCTCATCTTATACTCCCACCATTAAGAAGATCTAATGAACGATAAGAACGATTTACACCAACCCAAATCGCTCCTAAATGTGAAAAGATATTTCTGACTTTTTCTATATTATGTTCTGTCATAAAACATAAATCTTCTATTGGTTGTGGTACATTACTTCCTATTACAACAACACCAAGACCATAAGAATGAAGAAAATTAAAGGTTGGAAATTCTTTCTCTAATTCTTCAAAAAATTTCCAAACACCAAAATCTTCTTTATTACGTATATTAGTATCATGAAATAATACAACTGCTCTATCAGAAAGTTTTAGACGCCAATGATCAAAGTCGTGTTTAACAGCATCATACGTATGATATCCATCTATGTGTAGAATATCTATTGTATGATCGAAAAATAAATCGCGCGCATCATCAAAAGTCATACGTAATAATTTGGAGAAAATAGGATAATGAGTATCATTAAATTCATATAATTCTTGATAAACACTATCATCATATGATCCTGTATGATCATCTCCTTTCCAAGTATCGACAGCAAAAAGCTCAGCTTTAAAAATATATGACTTAACTATTGCATCACAAAAAGCTGAATAAGATACACCCTTCTCAGTTCCCAATTCAACTAAGATGCGCGGCTTACAAATTGATACTAACCAATGTGCAAATGGCACATGACCCCACCAAGAACTATCTTTATCAAGACGACTAGGAGTCCAGAATAAAGGTTGAATTTCTTCTTCGAGAAGAATCATACAAACAGATCCTTTCCTTTTAGTTTAGTTCCATAGTCTGGTCTAGTGAATTCTTCTACACCTGGAAGTGTTAATAGAAATGCTTTTAATTTTGCCATTTCTTTCATAGCATTTCTTGGGCAATGAGCAAAGTAGCGCCCAGGAGGAGGTCTGATTGTATTAGAATACTTGGGCGTAAACATCCAATTAGGATCATTCCAAATTTGTCTAATAAGCTCAGGATTGTATATATCAGCATTTATATTATCCAATATAGAACGGTTTGTGTTCATCGTATGATGAATTGGACTCATCATCTTTCTAAGAGGAACATGACCTCGTTTAAATAGAATTGATGTCATATATTGTTCTTCTCCAGCACAAGGCAATTTTTGCATAAATTCCCAAACAAATGGCATATTATAGATGATCCCTCTACCGCATGGAAAAATAGGTTGTGGTCCAATAAATGCTTTTCGTCCGTGTCCGTATGATCCAAAAGCACCGCCCATTCCCATATAGCATGGACGCTTAATTAGATTTGAGAAACGTGCCATATCATCTACAGCTTCAAGTATGTAATCTTCCCAGCCATCCTTAAATATAAAGTTATGATCTGCCATAATTCTAAGTTCAGTATTAAAATACTTATTGGCAACCTTATTCGCATTGGCGCGCAACTCTACCATTGAAACCCAAGGTTCTGTAATTTTGTTTTCTATATACTCAGAAGCAAAATTGTGAGTAAGTATATTATAATCTTCTCTGCCATACATTTCTTTGCCATTTGTAGCAACAGCAAAAGCAATTTTATCAGATTTAGTATGTCTTGCCACAGTAACAATATGCGCTAATAGATGACCTCTGTGACATGGCATCTCGAATACTATCATCATTTTATGTTCCTTATCTGGAGTGTTGCGATACCAATAGCCATAAACGCTAGGATTGCATCTTCATTATCGTCAATAAGGAAGTGTATATTTTTGAAGTCTCCTTTGAAACGTTCCTGTATCAATTTAACCTTTAGTTCTCCATTCTTAGTATAATCATTATCTGGGCGCATCAATAGCTCATCTATATCTACTTTGTTCTGTACTAACCAAGCAACAGTCAATTGTCTATTCTTTTCATTTCTTCCTGTAATGCCCATTATATTATATCCAGAATTGGATAAAGCGTTTAATAAATTTACTACGTTCTTAAATGGCTTGTCAAACTTAGATTGCTCGTGATAGTAATCCCATGTTTCAGTCCCAATCATACCGTCGCGCCAGAAGGCGTTGCTAACAGTATGATCAATGTCAACCAATATTATCATTGATTGATTAGATTGTCCTCATCATCCCAGCCTTTATCCCAATATATAGCAAATTGAGATAAAGGCATCCAAGGATTATCTTCCTTTGGCACTTTCCTTTGGCGAGCCATCTTTCCCATCTGATAGCAAGCTGAAACATCTAGTGCTTTTGATTCTGACCAACTTAGTTTTGGTATTGGCATTTTACAAGTCCGGCATCATTATATCGAGCTTCTTGACCATGTTTGTTTTGTCTTCAGGAGTAAGATACTTATTTTCCCATATCATATCCTGCAAATCTTTTCTGGCTTTGAATGCGTCATTCTTGTAGAATAGATAGAACCATGGATATGTTTTTTCTATTTCCATTATACAAGCATCAAGTACACCTCTATATTCATCTTGAACTCGTTTACTGACACGCTTTCTGGTTAGATTAATGAAGTTTCGCATATTGATATACATACAAATATTTGTATGTATATTCAAGGGTAGTACACCACGTGCATCTTCAGTACTGGCACCTGCTTCTATCAAGAACTTATAACATTGAAATGCATTATCCATTGTATTATGATATGCACCTTTTATCAATCTATCGTTTGCTATTGTTGGTCCTGTTGAGTATTCAAAATCTGACACTTCTACAATGCGCAGAGCTTGTTGAGCATAACCAGCTTGTCTGGTGCGCACCAATTGATGTGTAAACGCTCTTGTGACACCTTGGATTAAAAATGAGAATGTCACAAATTCCCATGATGAAGGCAGCGTATTAGCTGCCTCTTTGAGTTCCTTTAAAATTTCATAATCTGGCTTTTCTTGAATAGAAGCCATACCTTCCGGAGTCATTTTTAATCGAGTGTTTCTCGTGAAGACAATCACATTAGCTGCGTGGCGCTCTGGATTTGGAGAGCCAAAGCCTGTTCCATCAAATAGAGTCACTCGCATTTGCTACCTCCATTAGCTCTTTAGTTTTGGATCAATATGAACTTTAGTATCTGGTCCGATCACTTTTGACATTAAACCTTGCATATGTGCTTCAGTTTGACCAGAGAATATCAGAACATCCATAGATATGCCCATATTTTCACCAAGAATTTTGATGAATGTATCTCCTGGCTCAGCACGGAATTTATCAAGGTTTCCAAAACTTAGACCAATTATCAATAGATCTTTTCCATTAGCCTGTTTTGCGGTAGCTTTGATCATTTTTGCCTCCTATTCTACTACTTTGATAAGAATGTAAGAAATTCTCACTTCTTTAGAATGGACTGCACCTTGCGCCCAATCTAAAGCACTATCAAGTTCTTCCAATACACTATGTCCATCAAGAAAACTTCTTATTTGTTTAACATCTAATGTTACCAACTCATGCTCGTTGGCTTCTTCTTCAGCTTTCTTTAGTAGTTGCTCGAATGTCATCACGCTCTCCCTGTTTGATCTGGCATACCTTCAAAACGAGCCAATTGTTCTTTAAGCAATGTGACTACATCTTTGCGAACAGCATTGGAGATGTAGTTGGCGCGCCCAGGACCTCCACCAAAATTGAAGACCATCAGACAAAAACCTACTCTCTTATCTTTTGGATCCTCATTAAAGTATCTATCAATGAACATAGCTAGTTCATTCATTTTCTGTTTATATTCTGGTTCTATTGGACCGTCGCCTAGACCATGTTTTTTCATTTGCAGATCCATCCTTCTATTTTGCGAATATCATCTACGAGATCATCAAGTAGTAATTTTGGTCTCCAAGTCGCGTAGCGACCAAGAGAATAGATCCCGTACGTGACAGTTGCCCAACGTTGGAATGCTTTTCTTTCTGCTTCATCTATCTCTGTAATTTTGAAGTATGGCTGATTACTGAATTCTGCGTCAAGAATAACAGCATCAGAAAAACCTAATTGCCAATAGGCTTTAGCTATATCCAAACTTTCTGGTACTTCTTCCATACCTGGAAATTCTATTATTAATTGATCTCCAGTAATAGTGGCGCGACTAAATGGTTCTGGTCCAGGAAATAAAATAGAACAATAAGCATCACAATTTTGTATTGTACCAGTAAATACTATACCTGGTATATTTGTGAAAAATTCTTTACATTCATAACCTAGTATATTCATTAATTGTGGCATAGGTATAGTCGATATAACAGGAATTGGAATTTGAGCTTTTACTCTAGGTGTCCATTCTGTATTGAATGAAATAAGAACAGTCTCTGCCATCTGTTCGATTAGATTTTCTGGAGCAATCCAACGCTCAGCAGTAACAGTTCCATCAATAATTGATCTATTTGACAAATATTTGCCAGTTACTTTCTTTGAATAGGACAGACTATCTGCCACTATATTGTTAGTATATGATGCAACTGTCTTGATCATATTAACTTTTTTAAATGTAATACCCAATAGATGTCCAATCTCATCTGATTTGAAGCGCAATACAGCATGATGATTGTTAGGCAATTCCTTTTGTTTTTCAAGTACAGTTACTTTGTGGCGCCTCAGAATATTGGCTGCCAATAGTCCTGCCATACCCGCACCGATTATATGGATCTCTGTCATGACTAGCTCTTACTTTGTCTTGATGTTAGCTTTTTTGAAGTAGCGAAAGCCCATCTTATCAAAAGGTGGCATTACACCTTTTCTTAGCTTCTCATGTAAGAACGACTTAAATGTGCTGGTATGTATTGATTCGAACTCATCAAAATGCACTTGATTCTTTTGCAGAAGTTCACGAAATGCTGTAGCATAGGAAAGTTGACCTCTTGTATAGTCAATTTCAAAATGCCTTTTAATAAGATCTGCTCCATCATTTTTAGCTACCCAATCAATAGCATATTCTCGTTTCTCTTCACCTTTGGCAAGACTGCCTTGAATCTCATCACTAATAGTTATCTTACCACCACCTACCATTTTGAATTCGGCAGAGCCTGCTGTCATCATAGCTCTAGGCAGATCAATTTCTTCTATTTGGGCTAATTCTCTATTCAACTCCTTAAGGTGCGCTTCAGCTTGTTCTATCTCAGCATGAAGCTCTAGGGCTTTTTGTGCCCATTTAGAAATAGATGATAGCTGCGCCTCTGACGGAGCTATGAATCCGAACATATCACGGACATCTTCTGTATCAGACATTAGCGTTGTCCACCTGCTAAATCAATAGGATTTCCAGAAAGATAGCCTTTATCAACAAACAGCAAATGTTGAACTGTATCTACAATCTCATTCTTTGTCAAAAACACTGTTCTTGGATTATTTGCACCCCAATATTCTAATGCCTGTTCCAGAGTTAATTGCCTATAGTTCATAAGATGATTGATAGTATCTCTTGTCATAGGACTATCTAATACATTGGAAGGATTAATGCAATAGACATCATATGCTTTTGGCGCTAACTCCCATGCAGCGCATCTAATGTAATGATTCAACCCTGCTTTGGACGCGCAATATGCTGCACTTCCATTAAGCACATGATTATATGCCATTGAACCTATAGAGATGATCTTTTTGCGAAATGGCTCATCTATAGTCTGGTTAACAAACTGTTTGATCACTCTTATAGATCCATATAAATTAATGTTGATGATATTTTCAGCTTCCTCATCAGGAACTTCTTCTAACCAATCCATATATGTGTATCCATGACACATAACTAAATCTGTAAAACCAGTAAAATCGTATTCTCCATCTCTAACATCTTCTATGTCAAATGATTTAGCAGTGAATCTTTCTTTGATAGCTTCACCAATAGATCCCTCTTTGGCTGCGCCAGTAACTGCAATTAGTCTTTCAATCAATGGCGGAGTTTGCTTTCCAGAATGGAGAATTTTTTGCGCATCCATATAAGACTTTGATATAGCCTCTTTAGTCATCATTCTTCTCCAAGATTGGTGTAGCAGTGATCAAACGTATCTCAGCTATTTCTTTTTCAGTCAGATTTGGTTGATCATGTATCCATTGACAAACGGCACAGCGATCTCCATTAAATGCGCTATGTTTGATTCCACTTTCTGGTTTGGGAATGAGTGGCCATCTAAACACACGGCAATGACAATCTTCACATTCAAACTCTTCATGATGATCCATTTAAACCTCCAAATAGGCGCGCCAGTGAAAGCTGCCTCCCACTTTCCTGGAATTAGTCCTCGAAGCATAAGGTCCACTCACCAAGCTTCTGTAGCCTGATCGCGCCATAAATATTACCGCTTGAATCTATCGTCCGTTCCTGCGTCATTTATAACATATGACTGCAAGAACATAAGTTGAGTTATTGCGCACGCAAGATGCTGAAGCTGCGCTTCTCCAGAAGCAGGATCAATATTATGTCCTTTCTGGAACTCAAACAAGTGGCGCTGCGCCTTAGCCAAACGTTCTGTCCAACTAATTGGATTTACAGCCCAGTTCCATGCTTCTCGTTTTGCGGCGCCATACATAAGAGAACGTGATACTTCCTCAAGAGCATCCAAAGGCAGGTATGTATGGTCTATTTTTACAGGTTTAGGCTGTGGCACTGGTTCCGGTTCTTTAATTGGTATTGCCTCTATTTGGCGTAGAAATCTTGGCCTAGTCGCTTCATTTTTGATTAGGCTTTCAATTTCTAGTGTTGCGCGCTCAACATTTTCTTCAGACATGCTTTCTCCTTTCAGAATGGTATGTCTTTGTCATCAGGGCCTTTAGCCCTAGTACCTTCAATAATAGGACCACCTTCGTCCTGAGTTTGTTCAATATCAGGCCTAACCTTTTCGGTTCTAATATCTTCATAGAATGATTTGCACATTCTAAGAAGTTGGCGATTTGGATCAATATCCATTATTAATTCACCTTTTTCTGGACGGAATGTTGCCCAGTCTCCTTGGTCATTACTGTCGTCAACAATAATGAGCTTCCAAGAACGCCAAAAAAGAGGTGGCTTCCAGAACTCTCCATTCGGAAGTTGAACTGTTTCCGTTTGGCAAAGAGTAAGCCATTTTCGACTATGTTTTAGATTGGTTGCCTTTAATGGCAGAAATGAGCGCTGCCATTGCGCACCATTTTGTACTAAACAAAACCATTGTGCTTGTTCTTGAATCACATTGCCATTAGGCAATATGTTTTCTCGTTTGTCATTCTGAGTTGTCTTGGATAAGATTGAAGGATCATCTCCGTGATTGCCAGCTAGACCACCACGGTTCTTTGTCCATTCCATATATGCGGTAGCGAAATGGCAAGGAACAACAAGAATTGATTCTTTATAAATGTCACCAGTAGCAACATTACAAAAATCACCAATCTCTGCGCCCTCGATAAACTCAGCTTTCTTTTTATTGAGTTGTGGAGATAGTGCTTGCAAAATGACCAAGCGAGGAATGACAACATCTTTAGCTTTGACATTTTCTGTTCCCAATCCTCCTAATTTTAGGAGTTCATCATCTAGTACAATATTACCAGATGATGCTGTATTCATAATGTCTCTAGCGTGTGCGTCACTCATGCGAACAGATCCTTTCGCGGTTTGATTCTCTCTTCTAAACCACCAAACAATTCTTCATAGAATTTAATCGCAATAGGAAAACGTGGAATGCCATCAGGCGTTAATGCCTGATATTTAACTGTAACTGATTTGTATTTTTCTTTATTCAGTAGAAGATGGTAATTGAATTCTTGAGTGCCACTTATACCAGCTCTAAATTCTCTGCCATCTGCTAAAGAACACACAGCTATTTTGGCATAGCCAGTCCATTGTCCTTGCCCTTCCAATATATCTTTAAGTTCAAATTCTTGATCTACATACTCTTTTCTCTTCAATAGATTATTGGTGCGCTTCTGCTCATACGGTGTATTGTGGCGCACAATTTGGCCTTCATAACCGTCAGTTAATAACTCCATATTATGTATATCAAGTTCGTCTTTTGTCTTGATTAATTTAGTTGGTACTTCCATTATCTTAGGAAGATGAAGATCAAATACTTGTAGTTGAAGAAAAAACCATCTCTCTTCAAATGTAAAATCAGGATAATCTGGATCGTACATATCGAAGATCCAATATTCAATAAGCTCTGCACTCTCTTCCAACTCTGCAAAGTCTGGAGTTGTCTTTCTAGCGAGTGAGATAATCTTGTTGAAATTGTCATGTAGACTATGATTATATAATTCTCCATCAAGAATAATTTTTGGCCATATCATAAAAAATGGCTTCAATGTTCCTTCAATATGCGGTGTTGAGACTATCTGTCTATTGGTGCGCGTCCATAGTCCATCTTTATTAGCTAGGCAACGTATACCATCTAGCTTAGGTTGATCGTAGCAAGTACGTTGCCAACCTACGTAAGGTTGAGCAAGCATGGGACTAATTGTACTGGAGCGTTGCTCTCCAATATTGTCTTCGTCAGATTTATAGTCTCCAGTTTTCAATCTTTTTTCCGTAGCTGATTTGGCATAAAACAGTGCCTGATTGTATGCAGTATCTTGGGATTTAGGATCAGCCCATTTCCATTCTGATATAGATATTTGTCCATCTATACGACCAGAATGGGTGCGCCAATAACCTTCATTCGGATGCTCACCTACTTCTGCCCACCAAACTCTAGTATTACCAGACGCATCCTTCTTGTACAACTTCGCCAATTCCATTACTCATTCCTTCCTACGGTTAGAATAGCATACTTTCCTACGAGACGCAAGCAGAATAATAACACATGACTTACATGTGATTAAGAGGCTTTGGCTTGTTTATTTATCAATTTATATATACCAATGCCTGTTTGTTCAATAATTTTCTTACTCTTTAATCTGGTTATAGAATTATTGATTGTACTTTTATTATAACCAATATTGACAAGATGCTTACTCATATCTCTCCATCGTCCTGTTTGATGTTTTTGTAAATATTCAAGAATAAAATCAGACGATGATTTTCCACTAGGATGTATAAAATGTTTTGCTCGTTTTGGCTTTTCCAATTGTGGTGGACCTAATGCAGCTATCACTTGCTGCGCAACCTTAGAAGATTTGCCTGATTGTATATCAGGAATTTCTTCCACGTGTACATTAAGATCATCTGGCAAAAGTTTTGCCATCATAGCGAACATAACTTCTGCTTGACCTGAGAACTCTATCTTATATTTCATTTTACTTCTCCTGATGTTTGAGTAATAAGAGGGGTTGCCGCTGGCCCATTCCAACGACAACCCCAATACGTGATGTTATGAGATTTCACAGGCAATGTTTGCACACCCACCGAAGACCTGAATCTCATCTTGTAGTGCCAAAACAACAGGCAGCCCACTATGCCACATGCGACGGCGTTATTGCTACGTCTGACCATGTCCTGGTCACAATCCTGTTATCCATCACTAGCCGGTAATCACGCGTCCGCTGCCGGGGTGGTATCCTCGGTGGGATTCCTCATCTTCTCTTAGCTTTCTTGAACTTGTTATATTTCTGGATTGTTACGACATTTTGATGTCTAGTAGAGGTTTTTGGCTGTTCCATTATAGGGAATACTTGAACTTGTTTTCCAAATTCAACTATTCCTAGCTTGAAGCCTAATGATCTTAACACAGCATTTATGGTTGCTGCTTGAGGTTTTCTAGTTTTACCATTAAACCAAGCAGACAATGTTGCCGCAGTTACACCAGAATTCTCTTCAATCCACCTATAATTCACACCGGACTGTTGATACACAGTCCTTATTTCATCAATTATAGGATCTTTGTCCACAAAGTTGTATGATTTGTACGTGAAGTTTGCCACTAGTTGTGCTCCTGTTGTGAGAGTTAACGTTATACTTGCGAAGATTGCACTATACTTATGCCTCTACTTGCGCTATACTTAGGGCAAGAAAGTAAAAAAGGAGAGTTGGTAATGCCAGAACTTTTTCCCGCAGAGTTTGAATCTGCGAAGAAGGAATGGGAAACATCTAAAAAGAGGTTTGATGATGCAGTTAAACTTTATAAAGATACATTTTCAATTCTACGACAAGCTCAACAAGAACTTAACGATGCTTTTGAAAAATTCCAAAAACAAGAAGTAAAATTGGAGAAACAAAATGTAGTCAATTTTCGTCCAAGCAACGAGGAGGAATAAAATGGAACTAAATATCAAGCAATGCCTGTATTTTCTAGACCTCCTGGATCCAGGAGGTCGCCATACTATTGCAAGCGAAGCTCCATTCGGAGGTCCACAAAACGGTCCTAGATGGGAACCAGGTTGCACCTTTGAGGCGCAACAACAGAAACAGCTCATCCAAGATATTCAAGAACGACAGGATCGTAAATCAAATGTATATTATAGCGTCAATAGACCATGCAAAGTATCCCAAAGACAAGGTTGGTGGGGCAAGAATAATATTGACGATATAATTGCTATCAGAGCTTTAGCTTTTGATATAGATTTTACATCTTTCCAACGAGATGCAGATCAAATTGCAGCCTTTATAGATGAGAAACTAATAGGAGATATTTGTCCATCAGTTGTTATTAATTCTGGAGGTGGTTTTCAGCTTGTGTATTTTCTTATTGAGGCAATAGATATTCAGCTATTCCGTCCAGCTAATGATGAAGTGCAAAAAGAAATAAATAATGAACTAATAAAGTTTCGTTCTGGCGTAACTAATTTATCCCACGATTTTGAAGCTATGTTGCGCAACATATTCCAAGATTTACCTGTCAAAGTAGACAACATGTCCAACGTTGATCGTGTTATGCGCTTACCTGGTACTGTCAATTATCCAAAATTAGAAAAGATAGCAAAAGGACAAAAACCAGCGTTAGCTCACCTCTTAAAGGAATACTATCATAAGACTGATATACGTAAGCTACGCAGCCTAGTACCAGAGATGTCAGTACAGCGAGAAACAGTTCGTACCCCATATATCCCCCGAAAAGATTCAAAGTGGACTGCATATAAGAAAGCTGAAGCTTGCATAGAATACATTCGTGAAAAAGGATTAGCAGATAGTAACGAATGGTACACACTCAATGTTATGTTACCATTAATAGGTGCGATACATGATGACAACGAAGCTAATCAACTAACAATAGATCAAGCATTTGAACTATTCTTAGAAGCAGTATCAGGAGGCGCACGCTACGGAACTATGGGTAGAGGCCAAGGATATTTTACAAGACAATGGAAATCGCATCGGCCAGAACTGCCTAGAAATGGGACTAAAAGTCTTGGCGGATTAATCTTTGCAGCGCAACAAAATGGGATGGTACTTCCATGGATAAACGAAGTCAAATGGGAAGGAGAATTTGAGAGACAGGCAAAAGAGCTTGGAGAAAAGATTTTGCCTGTCTCTCAGGGGGTCAGAGACCTCTTTAACTAGCCTCGATCTCTTCTGGAACGTTAGCTAGAATCAGAGGTGCGTATCCATCAGAACTGCCAATCCTAGTGGATACCATCTCTAAACGCATTGTGTCCATGATAGAATTTGCAACATTGGACATTGCGTTTGCCTTGTTGGGTGTGATCCTGCTGTTCGCAAGATCATCTATACAGACTAGAAGTAACCATCGTAAACCACGAGTGTCATTTACGATCTGTCTTGGTTTATTATTCTTTTTTCCCACGTTTGCTTCTCCTCGTCATATTACGAATCTCCCTAGTGAGTTTCGTAATCTCTTCCATTTGGTAATATTGATAATTTTCTTTTGCTGTACAACTTTGACAGAGAATTTTTTCAGGTACTGAATATCGTATTCTTGCTGGCAATAAATTTGGTACCATACTCCCATTATAATGATGGTTTGGATTAATTATTTTATTGCAATTGTGACAAAATATTAGATCTGTCCATAATTTTACTTTATGAAAATCACACCAAAAATACCAATCATCTTCATTATCTTCTGGAGGCTCTCTTAAATATAACCATTCTCTATTTTTTCTTCTAATCATAGTTTCGTTTGAAATTTCACCAGTTAATGCTGGTAATTGATTACTATAATGACGTGGATGTTTCCTGTATAAATGTTCATAACCTCGTTTATACTTTACCATCATTTCTCCAATAGTTTGACTAACTCAGTCTTCTCTCGCATGTCACCCGACCTAATCATCCATTTCTTTTCGGAGTTCATATTAGGAGGGATAACAATGATTGCATCGTATGAATCATAACGAATCATAGATGCAATTCCTTCTGCGCCACGGCGCATCATATAGTCATGCATACTTGGAGTTTTCCAAGCATCTCGATAATTAGCATCACACCAAATTTGGACTACTTGAATTTGAATCTTCTTATCACCATCTAAGGCAATAACAAAATCTGGCATTATATCTATGACGAAATGCGATCTATCTGGGCGTGCCAAATTGTGCGTATCATCATTAACAAGCCAACGACAATTCCAAACATGACAAGAAAATGGCATTTTATTTGTATGATAAACAAGACAACCTTTTATCTGACGTTGATGCTTACAACGGGTATTAGCTGGCTTATCTATCTCTTTGACTGGAACTAACTTGCAGCACAGAGTACAGTCACCACATTGTCTTTTCACGGTACTAAATCCTTCATAGAAACACCGAGTGTTTGGGCAATTCGAGCTAAAGTTTTTGTTGGTATATCTGATTTACCAGTTTCAATATTAGCTATTTGAGCTCGTGATAAGCTTGCGCCTATGGCCAATTGTTCTTGTGTCATGCCTTTAGCTTGGCGCGCCAAAAGAATGAGTGCGCCAACTTCAGGATTTATTAATTCTCCAGTTCCATTACAATAAGGACATTTCATTAAAATAGATCCTTCTTGGGTTTGACCATTTCCATATGTTTACATGCCCTTGGTGATGGACAATCACAATGATAACTGCCTCGTATTAGCATAACTGTATAAGTATCAGTTGGTTCTTTATAATGTCCATCCACCTTATAGATTTTCCAACAATTAGGATTTATTTGTTTGATAAAATACTCATATTCGTCTGCTGTCACGTACATTCTCCTGCTAAATCATCAGCAAGTCTTTGAGCTTTAAGTCCTACATATTCTTTATCTTGATAAATTATCCATGCTACTTCTTCTTCTTCATTTTTGTCTAAATCTAACACCATAGTATAATGTTCATTATGTTGTTCTATGTTGAACAGTTCATGCTGAAGTCTACCTTCTTTGATAGCTTCTGCTCTTGTTACATATTGGACATCCCAATTAGGCTGATGCGCTAATGGGAAATCGCCGGTAAATGATACTACTTCATAAGTCATGTTGCGCTCCTAAACTTTAACCTTCACATGTCTGCTAATGACTTCACCTTTGCCGCGCCAGAAAGGCTCCACTATCCAATGTTTATCGCCACGTCTATTTAGATAGCGAGAAACCATATGAATTCGAGGACTCTTTCTATCAAATCCTAACGGCACACCTGGCTTGTGTATATGAACATCTTGATTAATATACATGCTCACTACAGTATGGTCCAGCTTTACAGGTTTGTTCATTCTTTTACGAATCTGATTAAGTTTAGACATGTCAACTTCTTCTAGATCTATGATCTTCCTAGAACTGGTAAGAAGCATTAAACAAGACCAAACCATAATATATTCACCATAAACATCTGCGTAGAAATTGGCCACTTCACTATTGGTGTGTCCAAACGGAGATGTTGGAGTAGGAAGTTCCAGAAATCTCATACCCCAATCGGATGGCTTGTGTACTGCGGTATCCCATATACTCTGGAGCGCAGCTAACTGAATTGGTTTGTTTCTCCAAATATGTGCTAAGTTTGCATCCAAAAAACTTGACATATGCGAATTGGATAACTTTCCGTAATCAAAATCGAGATCAAAGAAAGCAGATATTGGGCACACATTAGGTGGTTCTCCCTTTTTGATAAAATGATTACTCCATACCCAAGTAACCATTCCTTTTCTACCAGCTTCATCTGCTTCTAACAAGAAGCCAAGACGTGTTGGTAAAGGTCTATTTGGATGCTCAAAAGCATCTATTGAGAATGTTTGCCTCAATCTTTCTCTGCCAGATTCTGGCCATTCTATCCACATTCTTGAATAAGGTATGGTAAGGTGCGCCATAGCTTCTCTGAGCACTTTGGGGCGCCCCAGAGTAAGTTCAACTGCTGTATGTATTGAGTTCTCATCAAATAAGAAACGTGGACATCCTCTCAGTTTCTCTTCCAATATTGGGAAGACACTTATGACTGGATGATTCAACAATCGTCTCTTTTTAGCTTCGTGAACTGTTTCTATTATATGATCCATGAGATACATTTTAGTTTCCTGGTTAGAGTACATTTTCTATTTCACGTACTATCTCTTTTGATGCTGGTTCTCCTCCCTCTAGAATCATTATATAGTTATTGATATAATAGAATATGGTTATCTTACCTTTGTCATATCTATCGTAACGATAATGTTGAGTGTATTTATATCTATTAGCCATTAAATATTTATGGAGTTTTCTGTTCCATGGAGATGTTTTCATCTATTCCCCCATCAAACGTCTTTATCATCCTCGTCTTCGTCTGGAGGAAATATTGTCGCCCAATCGGTAGGCGTATATCCTGTCATTAGGAACTCACGTTCCTCCTTATCAAGATGAGGCATCGCATCTTGTATCAACATGCGTTTGTTGCGCCAATTATTGTATTGTTCCTCAGTAAGTTGAAGAGTTATTTTATTGAATTTACCAGTCCATGGTGACAGTCTAATTACTGTTGCTGTTCCATTTGGATGAAATGTAAGCCGTTCAGAATCGTCTGTTGATTCTTCAAACAGTGACATTGTTCTCTCCTAGTGTTCGGTGGGTGTTTCGTCGTCTTCTTCATCTTCTTGCATAAACTTCATTACTGCAAACATGAAGTATGCTGCTTCACGCTCATCCTTATTCGCTAATAGTTGACCTACTGCTTCAGCAAGTGTAGTCAATATAAATCTTTCATCATCACCAATACCTTTTGGATATATTTCTTCAAATAGTGCGTGAAGTCTGCAACGAAAGCATGTCTTTTCGTCATGCTCAGATTTCTTTTTCATTTCTTCTGTCCCATGTTGCTTTATCATAATCTTCGACGTGTAACCAAGCTACTGAAAAGTACGTATCCCATTCTCCTTTAGGGAAATGATTGAATACTCTTGTTCCACATTCAGGACAATACATTGGTCTGCGTGGATTGACCCAACATATTAATATGCCACAACATGGCATTTGTATCAATCTGAATTGTACCTGTTCGTTAGTTGGTTTGGTTTTTGCCAAAACTTTGCTCCTTTATGTCAGATTCGATTTGATTTGCCATTTCTCTTAATAATTTTGGTAATGATAATGTAATTTCCAATGTTGCTTGGATATCATAACTAGCTAATGAAAAACCATTCCCTTTATTACCGCCTACTATCATTAATAACACACCATGTGCTTTGGTGCGCTTCTGTACCCATGAGGCTTCAGCGTCATATCTTCCTGGACCTTCAGACATGTGGCGCTCCTATGCGAAGAAGTCATTTATTCCGGTGATAGAAGCAAGAACTGCATTGGCGTTAGCAATATCAGTTCCTTTGGGAATTATATATTTTAGTTGGCCATGTTCGTTGCGCTCAACAATTGCAACAGGCCATAAAGATGGTTGATCTCCATCTGCTCTAACAACCCATATAGAATTATTCCATTTTATTACTAATCCATCCTTATATTGTTTCAGAATATCGAGTGTGTTCATTTTCTTCTCCATAAAAATGGGAGGACGCCGGTTTTGGAAAAGCGCCCTCCCACCCATTGCCTGACTTTCGTTGACTGTGCTATATCAACGCCAACCTAATAGGGGGTAACTTTTAGGCTGGTACGTCAAGCAAAACTATTCTGACATTCCTGGGACATCATCAAACTTAGCGATGATATCGTCGAACGCAGTGTCATCAAACTCTGTTTTGAACGTATCAAGTTCATCTTTAAGTTCACCAAGAGCTTCGATCTCTTCTGTGAGCTTAGTCCCCTTGTCACCCTCCTGTTGCTTCTCAGAAAGCTCATCAAACTGTGCTTGCAGCTCATCTTGCAGATTTCCAATGTTTTCTATCATTGGATCTATTGTCTTTGTTATGATTTCATCGATAAAATTGGAAACTTTCTCCTTTGCATCCTCAATTTCTCCTTTGGCATCAGCAACTACCTTGAGTTGTTTCTTATCCATAACTAGTCTCCTTGCCAAATTGGCTAATTATTATTTGATAATATTTTAATAGCTTTGAGTCTATCCATTGCTTCCATTAATTCTAATTGTTCTGGAGTTTCTGTCGAATTGATCCAAATTCCGCTCAAATCAGGTAATGGGAAATCAATAAGAACAGGACGAACAGGAGGAATGGTATCAAGCTGTAATAAAGCCATTTGGTGGGAGTGGCTGCGATAAGCGACTCCACAATTTTGAGGGAACGGATAATACCAGCGAGAGTAACAATGAGCATTTGCTGCATTTATCATTCCTATGGTTAGAGTTATGATAAAGATTTTCTTCATCACATCCTCCTGAGAAATGACGGAGAGCCTACAACAACCACCACATTTCCGACAAGTTGATCCTCAGTTATGATGCGCCCCAAGTTTTGTTCCCAAAGCATATGGGCTAGATGATTAGGAGGAAGTCCATATAATTTGCCTTCTTCATTACAGAAAGCAACACATGGACGTCCACCAAACTTAGTGAACAAAGGTATGATTTCTAATAGACCGCCAACTCCAAATGTAAGCATATCAACATCTGGTAAAGTCTCCAATATCTTCCCTTCAGCAAATTGGGTATCTTCAGGTTTAATTATAAACATGAAGTTACCTTCTATCGGAACTACTGGAAGCTTTAAACGCTTTGGCAGTTTATGCTCTGGCATGTTGCAGTTCCTTTTTGATATTTTTCACACATTCTAGTACAGTGAGACCTTTCTGATGGTTCTCACTGATACGCTTATTGATCCACATATACAGATCATTAGACATGGCAATACTGTACAAACCTTCCTCTCTGAGGATGGCGATTACGATACTCATATAACGCCTTTGCTCAACCACTTTCTTTCCTCCTTGATTTAAACACGTTTGGTCTCCTCTTTGCACAGGCTCAAAACGAGTTCACCTACTTCTATGAGATTTTTACATTCACCTGCTGGGTACCATGTCTGGTCATGTTTATATTGTCCAGACTGAATATCTTCATCCTTGTAAGATACTTCAAGCACCCATTTATCTGGAAGCTGTCTAACTCTTACCATTCCTAACATTGAATAGTAATAGGTTGCCATTACTGCCTCCTAAATTGACAAAAAACCGCCAGGTACTCATTACAAATCCTGGCGGCAAGTCTACACCTGGCCTATAACAACCGGGGGGCTGTTGAATTAGACCAGGTGATCCTTTAATACGGTTGGAACCTAGGAATTGATGCCTGACGCATACGAGCCATTTCACGATAGGCTCTTTCTTCTTCATCAGACATCGTGCAAATCTCAACAATACGTGCTGGTAAATCAGGCCCTTCTTTTATTTTAGCCAATTTGCAAATATTGCCTGATATTGTAACCTGTGGCGAAGATGGAACAGGTTTTGGATATTGAGGAGCCGGAGGCGGTATCACGTCTCCGTTTAGATTATGATATACTTGCGGTGGTGGCGCACCATTGTAGCATTTATGCTCAAAATCGCATATTGCTTGCGCTTTGACGCTACTTGTGATAAGCAGCGCACATATCAGCGTGAGAGTTTTCATCTCTTAACATTCGGATCTGGAAAATCCGGAAGATTACGATGAATATCAGAATCTGCGATATCTCCATCATCATCTAACTCTTCTCCCATAAGATCATAATTAGGATCAGTTAGAACTTCCGGGCGAAACTTGCCAAGTTTTTCTTCCACACACTTCTCGCACACGTATGTGAGGAAGATACCGCGCGCATCATAACGCGCTTCTCTTTCCAGTCCGCTGCCGCAATGGCAGGGCTTTAGTGTCAACTGATACAGTCTTACCATTTTGTTCTCCTAGTTGTTTGAAGTCTTTCAGACACTTTTGCGCTTTCTCAAGTTTTTTAAGTTTGAGGCGTGTTTGCTTACTGTCGTACTCTTCACTCAGAGTAGCAACATATAGTTCCAGAGCACTTCTTATGATAGCAAACTCTTTCATAGAAGTGATTTCTTTTATGTTTATCATTTTCCATCCCTAGTAAAAGACCGCTCCCACACGGGAGCGTGGGAGCGGCAAGTTGACTCGCTTTACGCTACTTCAGGTTGTCCGCCTTCTCCTGGGCGAACTGGATCCGCCTCTTTTTCTTCTGGTTCTGTTTTTGGACCTTCTTCCTTTGGAGCATCAGATTTTACAGTCAACTCTTCCTCTTTATGCTCTTCTGGGTCGCCCATTAACGTCTCCTTGGGTTACTGACCTCGTCAGGCTGCGCAATACGCAACGACTGGGCGCATCACTGCGGCCAGTTTCGGTCTTATTTCCATTTTCCTTTCTGGAAATCTTTTCTTGCTTGGAGCGCACCTGTTGTCATTGCTTCAAGCATACATCTTTTGGACCATTTCTCATCTGCTTCTTCTTGCGATTCAGCTTCGATAAGAATTGGATTTGTTCCTACTTCGGAATCAAATTGACACACTTCGATTACTTTACCAGTTTTCATGTGTACTGCTTGGAGCGTACACCTCGCATTGTATTTCATATGACCTTTTCTTCCTTTTCCTTGTAATCATAAACCATAAGAAGATGCTTGCACTTCTTCTCATGTTGTCCGGCTGGGCAATTACACCAATCACCCAGCGTTGAGGTAATAACCTCATAGATTTCCACGCCAGCCTTTATGATAATATAACAATTACCATAAATTCTGTCTCCTCTGAAATCATCAAGGAGTTTAGTGCCGTTTGGCTTGACTTTATATTCTGCCAATAGAGCCTTTCTCACTTCTTGCCTCCCATCCTAACGACATTGCCATTGGCTTGATTGGCCAAAGCTCTATCGCTCAATGCTTTGGTCAATCGCAACTCAACCAAAGTAAGATTGGCGTTGCGATACTGTAGAGCATCAAGATCCTTTTGATTGGATGGTGGATTATTTTCCAAAACCCAAGAAATCTTGCCATTGATTTTTCGGATTGTTTGGATAGCTTCTTGTACTGCATCCACTTCTATTTCTATCATTACTGTAGGATTATCCATTTTACTCTCCTGGTTACGGTCCTAAATGACCTAAAAGAGTGGCGCTCCACAAGAGCGCCACCAAGTTCAATGTATTACTGGTAATTGGCATAGGACCCAAATAGTAAATATGAATACTAACAATAATGGTATGCAACCAAGATTGTTATTTGGGCCTTTCCAAGCTGTTATCATTCCTTGTTGGTTTAGGTTGCTAAAAACAACCACTATTACAATGATAACAATTATGGTAAGGAAAATATGCATTATCCATACCTCCAATCATGCGCTACGCTGTAGCTTTCATAATCGCCATTTTCGCGCGCTGCCAAACGACGATTTTCAGCATTTTGCGCAAGCTCTTTCATTCGCTGCTTCTTGATGACGCGTTGACCACCACATGCAGCGCACGTAATGTCATATACGCCGCTCATATAGTCTTCTCTGAAGTCTGGATCTTCATTGAAGTCTTCCGCAGTCAATCCGTTTGCGTCAATATTCGGATTGACTGTCTTTCCTTCACCTTCACATACTGGACATATTATCCATGGATCTTTCTTTGCCATTTTGTACACTCCTTTGTATTATGATAGTTGCCGTATCTTCAGGTAGAACCCCTCTCTTGAAGTCGCCATGATAATCGTATGACTCAAACTCTGGCGACGACTTCTTGATCATTGATTCTAGATAAAATTCTACCTTTGACATCCAAATACTAAACTCTTGATTATTATTCATTCAGTCTCCTCTCTTAAAAAGCCCTTATCATGCAACAACCTGATCTGAGCTTTTGTTGCAAAACCACATTCGTTAGCATCAAAAGCTTCGGAAACACGCCGCTCAGTATTCGCAGTCCAATTGCCTGGACGCTCCTCGATTGTGAGGACATTACCCCAATCAGAGATATACGACACATCAACTAGAAATGGCGTTTCTCTTTTACCAACCATATTTTCCACACGCTTCTGCGCTCCTTTAAGCGTAGCATGTGTTGAAACATGGGTACCATCACATGCTCTATTGATAACAACGTATCTCATTTTACTCTCCTCAGTCTGGCAAAATTGCCTAAAAGAGTGGCGCTTGTGGCGCCACTAAGTTCAATTATTTCAATAGCAATTTCTGAGCATGGCTTCATCGGCTTCGATGCATTCCATAATCTGCCAGCGCTCTTCTTTGGAATATTTCCGCATGGAGCGCTCAAACAGCATATCTGGAATGCTTTCAGCCTTTCTAACTGAAAGTCCAGTTATGTGCTTAAATAGATAGTCAATTGACGATGGTAACCAATCGTCACTTTCGTCGTATTTTCGACCATCATATTTGAGCCACTCACCTAATCCTCTGTGATAAACGACTTTTGATCGTTCAGGATCGGTGAAGTAGAAAGTGATCTCCGTAAAAGCATACGGATCGTGTTCTGGACCTTCAGATCCTCGTTTAACTTTGACGCTTGCCATTTTAACCCTCCACTTTGAGCCAGCGGCCATCAGCCTGCCTCTTGTACTTCTGGCCATAGCCAGTTCCGAGACGGCCAATACCATGACGTTTCCAACTTGTAGGAGTCATGTTAGCCCATGGTCCCATTTTAGTTTTACCGTCGATCATGATGCCAACATATGTGTCACCAAAATCGTCTTTGGACGGCAATTTGCTGCTCCAATATACCTGTGCCATTTAACTACTCCTGGTTACTGACCTCGTCAGCTAGCGCCTAACGCTAGGAGAATGGCGCTTGTGGCGCCACCCTTTCGGTCTTATGATCCAATATCAAGCAACCAAACACCGTCTGATCCTTTGTACACGCTCTCAATATAGAGATCATTAAGAATGTGTCCCCAGATGCCGTGCTTGCCGTCAGTTTTCGGACGATTAACCAGAATCGAATCCAACGGAGCACTAGCTGGAAGCGTTCTTGTTTCATCTTCTTCGTCATATATCTTCACATATCCTGCGCAGATAGCATCAATTATATCTGCTAGTCTCCACGGCTTCTTGCCATCAAACTGTAGCAAAACAGAATGTGAAAGCGGATAATCAAATCTTATTGATATCCTTTCTGTAACATCCACAATCATTTGTTCGTGATTGTTCTTTAGTTGGATAAGATCTGGGTCGATGACATCATCTTCGCGACACATCCACGACATGATGTGTATGTTAAGGTCTATCTTCATTTTACTTCTCCTGCTACTGATCTCATCAGCTAGCGCCAAACGCTAGGACAGCCAATCGCACTGGCTGTTTCGATCTTATTTTGTTTTGGTGAATATCAAATATCGCGGATACTTGTTGGCGGGATCAGATTCATCACTTTCAATCTTCCATCCTAAATCCTGATCCTTATTTAGGATAGTTCTGAACTTCATAAGCTTCACTGCAGCTTTACGGCCTATCTCATTAATTATTTCCTGTGAGATATGCCTACCCTCACCTTTTAGGGTAAGGTATGCTAACATTTGGTCTTCAGTCAGTTGCTTTGCGATGTTCATTTTACTCTCCTGTGGTTAGCGGTTTTTGATCGTAACAATTTTCGGACCAAGATCGAAGTCAACGATCTTGTGAGTATCAGTAATTGTTACTATAAAATTGAGTACGTGAAATAAGCCAACATACCCTATCACTTTATAGATGCCATTGGCTTGCAGTATTTCCTCTCTGACTATAACCTTTTGAAGCTCCTCAATTTGCTCTATGAGGTTCCACGACTTCTCTTTATCAAGAGAATACGCTTGTTGGTAGTGGTTATCCTTTATTCGCATTGCGCCAACGCAAGGGTATCTGGTACCCATTACATCGGCCCACCATTTTCCTGGGTGTCCAAACGCATATACGGCCATTTTACTTCTCCTGTTGTTTGTTTGTGAAGTTCAGTTGCTTTAGTGTTATGGGTCCTCTCTTCTTTCTGCGATTATTCATCATTCGCAGTTCAATCTCTATTTTGGTGCGCTTCTGCTCAGGTTGATTAGAAGGCACGAAGTGTTTCACACGCATGTTACTTACTCCTCAGTGTACTCTGCTTCGATGGTTATACCATCAATCTGCATATATTCTGAATCTTGAGGCGCAGCTTGCTTTGGTTGTTCAATAACTGCTAAGACGCGCCCTGTGGTCTTTGGATTAGTTGTAAATCTACCATAATACTTCTTTTTGCTGATATATCCTAAATTCTGATCGTTATCTCTATATTTATGAACTTTATCAGTATCCTTAATCTTAACCTTAATTCTGAATCCTGAAACCTTTCGCGTTTTCTTGCTATTTTCTGGATCAATTGCTATACGCCACTTAGAACGCTTCATTCTTGCGCTGTTGGCCACAATATATCCGTCTTGTTGTGGCAGACGATCTCTCGTTGTTGAGAGAACTATTTGTCGCAATGACGCAGAATACGATTCATGCTTTTCTTTCTGAATCTTTTTACTTCTATAAGACATTTTGATTCTCCTTTCTAGTGCTGACAGCACTATTGAACACAGCAGGAGTTATTTCATCCCGCTGTGCTCTGTATTGCTGTCTTTGATTCTTGGGTCACCAGACACTATCGCACAATGTCTGGGTTTCGGATGTTCCCTTGCTCGCCACGTACGGTTTTTGTTCCCGTCCAGTTTGCACCCTCAAAACACTGTCTCTTGCTTGTGGCTCAACAGGGTGTTACATGAGTTCGTCAAATCTGTTTTCCTGCATCTAAGGCTGGTCAAACATCCTCAGGCAACTTGTCGCGCGCTTGCCTTTCGTATCAGAGCGTTGTTCTTCGCAACCCCGTGATACTTACGCTCTTTCACAAGTAATAGCTTTACTGCTCACGTTACAACTTGCTGCGCGTTGATTCACGCAGCAATGTGGCCCCGAACACGGACGAGCCCGGCCAGCATAAGTCTACTCTCGAATTTCAAACAGCATGTAGTAGGATCTGTCAAAAACCGCAGGAACCGCTTTCGGCGGAATGTCAAGTGTAACCGCAGTAGAAGTCAGATCAAATAGTCCTCGCCCGCGCCTATAGCGGGCTAGAGGGTAGTCTAGCCGAAATCGCGAAGGAAGGCAAGCCTTTTTTTCGACGCATTCTGGCGATTCAAAATCCATGCACAAATCTCTCATGTTCAATTATCAGATATCATCACCATTGTTGCGCCACTATTTATGCTGGGTTTGCGTCAGATCCGAAAGTATGTTACAATAGGGTCTAGGCCAAAAGAAACAAAACGAGAACACTATCAGGCTTGCTGTTTGACATTGTGAATAGACCTGTGAGGCGGTTTCATCCTTTTAGGCAATAGTGCCAATGATGTAACGATGTTACGATGTTACATCTTATTTAGGAGAGACCGTTATGGAAGTGGCGAAGAGAAAACCCACTGCTCAAGGCGATGCAAATGGCCTTATGCAATTGGTAGGTGTTTTCGGCAGACATTTGGATACCAAACCACACTATTTGGTGGGAATAGCTTTATGGGCGCTACACACTCATATCTTCCATCAATATAGCAAGTCACCCAGACTGGCCATTCTTAGTCCGGTCCAAAATTGTGGAAAAAGCACAGTTTTGGATATACTTGCTGCAATGGTATGGAATCCCAAAAAGACTGCTGATCCAAGTGTAGCATCTCTGTTTCGTCAAGCGAATAATCATACACTATTACTTGACGAAGTGGATAACATGTCAATCGTAAAGAATATGAGAGCTATTCTAAATGATGGGCATAGCAGAGGTGGAGCAGTAACAAGAACTGGAAAAGATGGTGAAGTCATATCTTATCCAGTATATGGCCCAGTTGCTCTTGCTGGAATTGGGAGATTGCCATCCCAATTGATGAGTCGATCACTCGTCATCAGGCTGTATCGTTCTACTAAGAAAATGGAACGGTTCATAGAAGCAGAACAATACTATGCATCACAACTCTATAAGTGGGCTAAACAAGTGGATTTGAATCCAGATCCATGGATGCCAGCTAAGTTAGGAGGACGTGATGCAGATAAGTGGCGCCCACTTATAGCTATTGCTGATTCATTCAATGCTGGTACAATGGCAAGAAGCGCGGCGCTCGCTTTTATGGACGAGAATGATGATACAGATATCAAAGAGTCAGTTCTGCGCGATACCAAGAAAGTGTTCGATAGGTACAAAACTGACTTAATACCAAACGATGTCCTCTATTCAAAATTAAAAGAGGACAAAGATGGTGAGTTGGAGATTGACTATTCAGGACGCAAAATAACAAAGAACATGATTAGCAATATGCTACGTGAATTCCAAATACGAAACAAGCCTCACAGATATAAAGGTGGAGTAGTTACCAGATGTTGGTTCAAAGAAGACTTCCAAGAAATGTGGGACAGATTCATCTGACGCGCCAGTAAGAAGGATTGCCGCAGGGGTCGTAACATCGTAACTTCGTTACACCACTTTAATGATATTGTCCTTCTCTTCAAGATCAGCAATCTTCTTTTCCATTTCTTCTGTTGACATATTGTCAATGGCAGCTTCATCTTCACTCTTAGTGATAAGAGTTGAGGTATCACCCCATTTGCCTGGCCTACCAGCTTTGAGATGTCTAAATCTCACTTCGACGCGCAACTTGGCTCTGGCAATCACTTCAGCATCTTGTGTTTTGATGGTCTTTCCATTTTTCACTATTTCCCTAAAATCATGCGCCGCATCATCAGCTATACTGATCACCTGCTCTTCAAATATGGATAAGCGATCATTTATTGAATCTCTGTAGAGGATTTGGAAATCATCATTGGCCTTCAGCCACACATTACAGCGGCGCACAGTGGGCATGTGCTCATCTTTGCATATATTAATGAGCAATTCACCAGCAGCAATGCGTTCACATATCTCTTGTGCCAATTCTTCAGTATAATTGATCTTGTCCTTTATTTTAATTTGTTCTTTATGGAGCTCACAATTGATTTCATCTTGCTGAGCTTTTCTGATACGTTCTTGTTCAGCTTGTTGGCGCTGCTCAAATTTCATACGTTCCCAATCTTCAGCGCGCATGGCTGGTTGATCATCAGGATGGTACGCATTACTTGCCATCTTTACTCTTCCTTTGCTTTAGCTTCAATATCAGATATTGTAATAGTGATTTGTTTTTATTGTGTTGTTGGAGTGCATCTCTCATTTCTTTTCTGAATCGCGCCTCAATCTCATTCAATGTGACTTCTGGTATAGTGACTTCTGGTTCTTGGGTAATGGATTTCTGAATTTGATGATTGCGCCATATACGTGCTGCACGTTGGCGAGCAGTTTCTGGATGTTCATTAATCATATATGATTAATAGCATCTGAATGTGTCGAAATTAAGGCATCTGATTTTGATATGCTGGTATCTAATTATTATGCTTTACTTTCCTTCGCGATGTGCTATACTACTAAGTTCTGATACTGGAGGTAGCACACATGTCAGAGAAAATCAAATTCAAAGATTTATTTGCAGCACCACCAAAAAGGAGAATCAATAAGAAAAGAAAAGTCAAATTACCTCCAAGTAAAACTGATTGGTGGAAAGAAAATGGTTCTTGGGTAGAAATCAATAAAATTGGGGAGAAAGATAATGGAACCCACTAATCCAAGATTTATAATTGTAGATCCAGATAAACCATTTCAATCTATTCATTCTAAAATAATATCCACTAGAGTTGAAGGTAAATGGTATGTATTTTATAAACATCAAGATGGTTCTACAAAACTCATGCTCAGAGAACAATATTATCAATTTATTGATCATGGATTAATACCAGAACCAGGTAAACCTGAAGATGTGCCTGGATTAACATAAATTGGGGAAACGTTCATGTCAGAAGATGATGACAACATCATTCGTCTCAATCAGCTCAGAAATAATCCACTATTTGGTGTGCAACAGCAAAAGAAAGCTGAGCGTCCAGAAATTAGGTCAACTAAAGATTCGAATGAATGGGTAGATTCAATATTCTGTGTTACGCCAATATTAGGTAAGTTTATGATAGGTAGTGAGAGAGTACCAGGTGAATTTCATTTAATGAGTAAAAAGGATTTTATAGATTTATTAGAAAATGAAAGAATAACAATAACAGATGAAGAAGGAAATCAAAAATCAGTTCCATGCTCTAAATTATGGCTAGAATGGCCATTGAGGCGCACATATGAATTAGGAATTGTATTTGATCCCAAATGGAAATTCGATTCTAAAACAATGCGCAGTGGCGCATATAATACTTGGCCTGGTTTCGCTATTGAACCAAAACAAGGTGAGTGTCCATTATTATTGGACTATATCAAAAATATTATATGCAGTGGTAATGAACAACATTATCATTGGCTTATGTGTTGGATAGCACAGATGTTCCAAGAGCCATGGAACAAATTGGGAACAGCATTGGTATTGAAAGGAATCAAGGGAATAGGTAAATCATTTTTAAATAAAGTTCTGGGCATGCTAATGGATGGCAAACCTGGCCACGTCAGAAAACAGAAAATTCATTTGGTTGTATCCAGTAGACAAAGCATATTTGGACCTCATAATGATCATTTGGAGAAGATCATATTATTGTGTTGGGAAGAGGCATTGTGGGCTGGCGACAAACAAAATGAGAGTTCATTTAAAACAATCATATCTGAGAATACATTATTTGTCAATCCAAAGAATTTGCCAGGTAGAACTGTCAATAATTACATTCGTAGTATCATAATTGGCAATGCTGATTGGATAGTTCCAGCATCATTTGATGAAAGGCGCTTCTTTGTTTTGAATGTTAGCAGCGCCCAGAAAGATGTCAAAGAGTATTTTGATGCTCTTGAGAATGAATTACTTGAATATGGTGGATTGGAAGCATTCATGTATGTATTGATGAATTGGAAAATTGATGTTAATTTGAGAACAGCATTGGTGACTGAGGCGCAAATTGAACAGAAAACTGAAACTATGAGTGGTGTAGAACGGTGGTGGTTTAATCTATTGGTAAGCGGACAATTGCCATTTGTGCATCAAGATGAAAGAGGTTATTTGGTAGTGAAAGAGAAACTATATATGGATTTTTGTAATTCGCAAAGATTGGTAAATGATAAGAATAGATATGATCCACGTGCATTTGGTATGCGATTTGTAGAATTGATACCTAAGCTTGATAATGGTAAGCCCCAATTTTATAAGAATGGTAAAACTGTTAGTATGATAAACGGTAATGATAAATACACATCTGGCAATGAACGTTTGAATGTTTATATTATTCCGAAATTGGAAGTATGTAGAAGGCTGATGGATTTCAGGATAAAATCCAATTTTGGTTGGGAAAATATGGATGATAATTGGGAATATCCTACATTCACAGAACGTAATATAATGTCACACGCCAATCTATTTTAAATCTGTAGAATTGTCCGATTAATGTTTTACATTAACTTTCAGGCGTAAGTCATTGAAGTTATTGATAAAAGTGCTCCACCAAATGATAAATGTTTGCTGAAGGGCATTAGGCGTATATTTGAGTTTACGTAATATTGATCTATGATAAACAAGACAAACAAGACAAACCGGACTGAAGCACCTAAGTCATTGATATATAACGCTTTTTCCTGTCCTGTTTATTTAAAAACAATTAAGATAAATGGTATAATGATATTCTGGTGCGCACCAAAAACCAAAAGCGGAAAATCAGAAATCACCATCATTGATAAATGAATGTTCGCCTTTTGTTCCTCAGCCTTCAATTGAGAACAAACCGAGAACATATCATCTCAGATATCATCAGGAATCATATATCATCAGTCAGATATCAGATATCACATATCACCAATGATGATGGTGTGGTGACATATGAGAAATGGTGCGCATCATACGCCATCTCTCAGATATCACCCATAATGATAAAAAAAAGGGTGGCTTGCGCCACCCCATCTTATTCGTAGTATGATAAGCGATCAGTCCGCGCTTCATACTCAGATTCAGTCTCATCATCAAGAACCATGATGATAAGGATCTGGACCTGGTCGTCGCTGACGTAGACCACCCAGCCATCCTCTAGATGGTCGATGGGCTCGCGATGCTGGCTATTGGTGCCTGAGTAGATGTGTGCCACTTTGGTGACTCCTGGTGAGTGAGATACGAGGGTAGAGAAAGAGGGAGGGCTTGCGCCCTCCCAGTTTTTACGCGGCGTCCGTGTCCTTTGCCACCGGCGCGGGCAAAGCCTTAGCCTTGCGCGGCGCAGGCGCCTTTTTCGCCACTTTTGTGCGCGTAAGCATAGCGCGCACGTTAACGCCCGTCCCATCGACGGCGAGGGTGTACCCGCACGGCGCCACCGCCTTGCTTGCAACCTCGGACCCGCCTTGCATCTTCCACGCGATATGCGCGAAACATGCCCCGACATTCGACGCGGAAATCCAGTCGAGACCTTCCACCGCGTTAATGTCCGCGAAGGTAAACACGCCCGGACCCTTGCGGATGAGGTGCCGCAACAGTTGCCCGCGCATACCCTTCTGTATGCGGAGGACACGCGCCACGCGCTCGTGTTCGGGCTCGTCTGCTGGAACCACCGGCTCGCGCACCTTGCGTGTCTTTAGCGCAAGAGCCTGCGCAACAGCCACAGCAATCTTCTCCTCTAGGGAGGCCTTTTTCGCAACCATTTACTACTACTCCTATCGGGGACTTGCCCCATCCGCGAGGGCGACAATCGCTCTCGACAAGAAACAAGCTACTCCTAGTCGCGAAGGAAAGCAACAACTATTTGCGTGAGAAGCAAAGATTTTTGCGAATAAAAAACAGCTATGGGCATCTAATAAATAGGCCCAAACGCCCTCGGCGACACATTGCAGCATAGCAAACGCGATAGGCGTTTAAACGCATTAGGAAGGCCGTCCATCAGCCCTTCGTCGGTGCAAGCTATGCGACTAGCCTAGAAAAAACCCCCAGCTCCTAGAGCTTCCTAGAGGATCTAGGGTTAGCCAGAAGCGTCGGAGACGCTTTCGGAGAATCAGAAATTCACCTGTTTGCGCCCACCAGTTGGTGGCCACCGTCAAGACATTTTGGTCAAAAATTCAACAACCATAATTCTACAAAAATTCCACGTAGAATATCATCACACAAAATTACCACCAAACAGTATCACCATACATCATAAAGACAGCCCTCTGCGTATATGCCTCCCAATCAATGCCATTTGTATCTAGGAGCGCAACTTCCATATTTGGCCAATAGCCTCTCCATAACCATATCCAGCTTTTATATATTTCGGCTATGGCCCATGCTTCACCTCTCACGGTCACCCATATATGGTCATCATGTTGCGCATCCTCCATTATGTCACACCACCATTATTACTTGAGGAAGTCATTCCAATACCATGACCGCACATGAATCTTGGCTTCATGCACATATTGCACCAACCACATCCATAATGGCCTAGCTGACCTGCATGTTCACAATTGGCACGAACCAAATCATCATTCTCTGGTGCGCGGCCAACATAGAACGTGAATATTTCTGCGGTGATGCTACCTGGTCTGAGATAGGCTGCAAGTGGGTCTGCATTTGGGTCATTGTTGACGCGACGTTGGAACTCATCAAAGCTGGCTGGTGGGTCACGGTTGATATAGGTGCGGCGTATCTCCTGCATAATAGCATCTGGGATTGGTGGATTCTCAAAGAGCGCGTCAGATATTGGAGCTGGGCCAGCAATGACTACTGGATTGCCATAAATATCTAGCACTGTTATCGCTATGCTCACCTCAACACTTTCAAAACGATTATTCATACTCTTCCATGGCTTCTGGCTTTCCTCCCATTTGGCCCAATCACCATTCTCTTTTTCTTTCTGGATGAGGTAGCGCATGTCTGCTAGTACGAGCTCATGCTCAACCTTATCAAGTGGAGGTGGCGCTACGCCAGAACCTGGGCGCTTGAACTTATCATCTTTCTTTGTCATTTTCTACCTCCGTTCATCCACAGTATGAAGATTGGCGCTACTATCACGAATCCCAATATACACAGGACTGTGCCGGTGGTGATATAGAAGTAGTTCATATCCTCCATTATTTTAGTCCTAGTAGGTTGATGATGATTTGGCCACCATAGGCCACCATAAACATGACAGCTATGATCCATAATATGTCGATCCGCATCACTTCCTCCTAGGTGGTAGTGGCGGATATGCCCATGGATTGGCTTTGACATCTGCCATCATCTTTTGGAAGCAGTCCTCGCACACGATTGATGTTTCTTCAATTGGTACTGTTGGGAAATTCTCTGCTGCTTCCGCTATGGCTTGTTCTTCACTTATTGCTGCAATGAACACTTCGTGACATGCAGCGCACTCATATTCACCTTTCTTTAATTCTCCTTTTAGTTTATTGAATCTGAGCCCTGGATGCTCGAATTTCCGCGAGCCTCTCCCTGGCTTTTTGACCCCACGTTCCTTTGCCATGTATATTCTCCCATGCTGCTTTTGTGCCACCTAGACCATTGATGAGGAAGATGATTTCTGGACTACCAGCTATCTTTAGCATTTCATCGTCTGTAAGTTCTCGCAAATGGAGATTTTTATCATAAGCCATAATATGACTGCATACTATACAGATGGCAATGGCACCTTCTTTTGGCAAGTGTTTATGGCCAACACTGGTGGCTGCGTCAATTTCTACTCCGCAATTTAGACAGTCACTAACTTCACGAGTTCTGGTAGTATTAACTATTATTCCTCGTCGTTTGGCTTCTCCCATCATTCTTCTCCCTTCTTAATTTAAAAGTCCATATAAGTAAACCATCTGATGCTTCGATGATTTCCCAAGAATATTTTCCTTCTATTTTGAACCATTGCTCGATGATGTAGCACATAAATTGATTTTTAAGCATCATTCTTCTCCCAGTGGTTTCTTTCCTATTGTCACGCGATCTGCGTCACGTTGCTCAGGTGTGAGTGGTGGCGCTCCTTTAAAAGTAGTTTGATAACCATGTTCTTTTAGCCATGCTATGCTCTCTGTTATCATTTCGTTAGTGGCGCCAAGCCATTGCAATCTTCCTTTGTGGACTGTGGCCAATGGCACATCTTCTCTGTCAAATTGAGTAACACCCATTTCCTTTAGGATTGCCACAGCACCTTCGGTAGTTGGGTTACGGAACAAAGCATCACGCCGTTCATTATATTCTCTGATTTCTTTCATTGGATCATTCGACATGAGTTCCTCCTGGTGGAAATCTGCGCATCTGTTCATCCCAGCATTTGGAATGATAGATCCAATTTGCTATTAAATCATAGCTCTCGTGCGAAATGATACCTGTGCCATCAAGTTCTACATATACAACCACATCTTCTTTGCAGTATGGACACGTGTAAAGTTCTACGTCACATTCATACATTTGGCGCGGCTTTAATGGATCAGTCATATTCGGATTTCCTTCGCAGCATGATGTTATACCACTACCATGACACTCCATGCAAAGGAGATATTCTTGAGTTAATAAAGACCATGCATGGCCATGTCCATGGCAGTTTTCACATTTCATCATCGTTCCTCAATGTCGTTATCAGAGAATATATGAAGCATGCCACGAAAATCAGGATGATCAGCTTCAACGACATAGCGTGCCTTTCCATCTAATGTTTTGAATGCAACTAGGATGATACCTGGATATTTATATCCTTTGATCTTTTGTACTGTTTGACCAACAAAATGATGAAATATCCTGTCATTTGGCCCATTATCATATTGATATTTATGAGCGTCCACTAGATCGAACGGCTCTGGTTTAGAACGTGATCCACCCTTTTTATATTGTGGTGGTACCATTTTAACCTTAGTCATGTTTCTTCTCCCAAAAATCTAAGTCACCAAACAAGTTTTGTTCTAGTTGGAACATAGCTTGTCTATCACGATCTACACTGAAATAATCTAAGTGTGTCATCTTAACTAATCTATTGGCGCAGCCAGATTGAGGATCAGAAGCATAGTCTCGCAATGGAATATGGTCACCTCGTACTAAATACAATTCTTCTTTGGCGGCAATGAAAGCCAATAGCGCACTACGACCATTATGAAAAGCAAGCATGTGATGATAGCGTCGTTGGGCAGGTCTTATTGCCCATTTTATTCCTTTCTTCGTACTGATTAGATATTTTAGCTCAAGACCTATTGAGCTAATACCAAATTTGATTTTACAATCTGGCGCGCCAATAGTGGAACCAAATTTGGCAGGTTCTATCCATTCCAACCCTAGTCGGCCTTCGCACTCGAAGACTTGATCTGTGAGCCAATTGCGCAAATCACCTTCACTAGTAATATTTTCAAGTTTCATTGTCTCTTCCTATGTCTTAGCACGTCTTCAATCTGTTCTGGAGTTGGCGCCTCAATATCGTCAACTTCACTCCAGTTAACGCAGTTGAGACATATATACTGAGCATTTTTAATTTGAGGAGTGCTTTTGGCAATCCAAATATCGTGTCCGCATCTACCACACCATCCCATTAAAGATTCTGTTGGTGCTGCGCCATAGATGCGCAGGCACGCTATGACATAAGGTTCACTCATACGAGGGAAATCTTCCTCTTTAGTCAATGAAACCTCCATTCTGATAGACAATTTTGAGTACAGCGTAGGCGATATTTTCAGCTATTTCTCGTGGATAGAATACACCGCTATTAATCATTACCCTTAGTGCTTCATCTGTTGCCAACTTTAGTTTGAGAGGAGATATTGTAAACACGGTTTCTTGTACCAAATTTTCAACGATAGCAGCGTCCATTTTCTATGCTCTCCAGCCATTGACGTTACTTCTTAAAGCCATTCATATATCTTCCAAATTAACCACCATAGACCTGCAAAGAAAATTGACATAAATAAAATGAATGTAATTATTTCTCTCCAAGGATGTCTGTATGGAGGAGAATATCCTTCATCAAAATCATTGTAATACTTGTCCTCGTCTTCATTATTGTCGTTCATAGGCTTAACTTCCATAGTTCGATCTGCCCTTTGAACCCATTAATGTCGATCAACACTTTCTTATTACCTGGCATATCTGGTGTAATGTCCATATCCAATTTTACACGTTTATCAATAAATGTTCCTTCGATTACTCTAACAAATGAACCCTTACCGTAAAATCTCCTCATACGTAATTTGTCATTAAATTTGCCACTTAATAATAATCCCATATGTTCATCAATGGCATTTTTGCGTACCATCACTGGATATTCTATACCGAAATTATCACGCATTGTAATAACTTTAATGAACTTCTTTGTACTACGACAAATCTCAGCTGTTATAAATTGGCGAAATTCGATGAATAAGTAGTGGCGCCACATAGGTATTGGTTCTCCACGTCCATTAAAACGTATGGGATAAAATGTTTTGAGAGGAACTTCGTTAGCTTTTCTAATGACATCTACTGCACCAGTATTGGCGAAGACTGCTACTATCCATTGGAAATCATTTACTGATTGTTGATCAAACAGATCTTGCACTTGATGCTCCAGCCCTCTGTTTCCCTTTCGTACACTATAGCATAGATAGAGATGAAAGTAAATACATATCATTAATGTGTAATAAAAGTTTACTCGGCACGATTCTTGCATATGCCTTAATTCAAACATAATCTTGTGCGAGCCTTGAAGGCTCGCCAGTGTCACTTTCCTGCAACCGAGCTGGCGGGAACACAATGGCCGCTATCTCAGCCTGATCCCCTCGTGCTGAGATTAATAATACCTGGACCCTTCTTTTAACAGAGCCCCCAGCCCAGAGGGGTCCAGGCCCCGTTATATTTTAAATATGGTACTACGGAATAAATCAAAAGGCGAAAAAGCCACGGAGGTTGGATTGCGTGGAAAATGGAAAAAGCCAAAATCGGATAGCAGAATATTTATTAGTGATTTACAAGAAATAAAAGAACAAGCACGTTTCAAATCTTATGAAGAGTTATCTGTGAAATATAACATTTCTCCATTTACAATACGTGAAATTGTTAGAGGTGGAGTACCAAAATATCATTTCTGTGTTAGAAAAATAGTTCGTGAAATAAGCCAACCGAAAAGAATTCAAAGGACGTTTGGCGTTTAAATGAGTATGGGATTTGAGCCGCCGCAGCCTCCGTCCCAGTTCGATCGTATTCGCCGCGCTCAGATTTTTAAACTTAGGTCTGCTGCTTGGCGCCGTAAATGTCAAACTAATTTATTGGCGTGGTGTTCAGAGTGTGTTGGTGATTTTGGTTTCAAACCAGCAGCACACCATAGACTTATTATCAAAGCCCTAGAAAAAGTAGTATCTGGTGAAACAGATCGTTTGATGATATTTGCTCCTCCTGGGAGCGCAAAGTCTACTTATACCAGCGAACTACTTCCTCCATTTTGGTTTAAACAATTTCCACGCTCAAGCGTGATAGGTTGCTCACATACAGGTGAACTTGCGGAACGCTTTGGCCGCAGGGTGCGCAACAAGATATTATTGAAGGCTTCAACTCTAGGGTATTCATTAGATGAATCTAATAGAGCCGCTTCTCGCTGGGAAACAACTAACGGTGGAGAATATTTCGCGGCAGGTGTGGGAGGCGCAATTACTGGCAGGCGAGCGGACTTGGCAATTATTGATGATCCAGTTAAGTCAAGAGAAGATGCTGAATCAGAGACAGTTCGCGCTAAAACATATGAATGGTACAAATCTGATCTTGTCACGCGCCTTAAACCAGACGCAAGAATTATTTTAATTCAAACTAGATGGCATTTAGAAGATTTAGGTGGGATGCTTCTCCATGAAATGGAGAAAGGTGGCGATCAGTGGACCATTATATGCCTTCCGGCTTTTGCAGTGGCAGATGATCCTCTTGGCAGAGGCGTAGGTGAGGCTCTCTGGCCATCTTGGGAAGATGCTGCTGCTCTTGAACGAAAACGCACAATCGTTGGGATTCGAGATTTTGAATCGCTTTATCAGCAAAATCCGCAGCCGCCTGGTGGTACGTTTTTTCTGGAAAAAGACTTACTTGTTGACGGATCTCCTGTCAACTTTCCTGAGTGGTGTGATTGCGTCTTTGCCACTATTGATACTGGCATTAAAGCTGATGCAAAACATGATGCAACAGCCGTTATATATTGGGCATTGAATCAATACATTCAAGATCGTCCATTAACAATTTTAGATTATGATATATTGCAGGTTCCTTCTGATTTATTGATAGATTGGATTCCAAACGTTTATAAGAAACTTGAAGAATTTGCTAGAGAATGTCATCCGAGGCGAGGGTCAATCGGTACATTAATTGAAGAAAAGGGCTCTGGCATTGTCCTTTTGCAACAATGTAATCGACGCAACCTTTTGGCAACTGGTATTGACGCTAAGTTGGTACAACTTGGCAAACAACCGCGTGCTCTTAACGCTAGTGGATACGTTTCCGTTGGCAAAGTAAAATATTCAGAACTTGCTTACCGTAAGACTGTTGACTTTAAACAACGTCACGCAAATCATTTAATAAAGCAGGTCCATACTTTTAATGTTGGCGTACCGGACCAAGAAGACGATTTAGTTGATGCGTTTTGTTATGGCGTTTGTAGCGCATTAGGTGATCCGGATTTGTGGTGATAGACCGTCTTAAAAGAACTTGGGAAGAGCATATAATAGCTTTAGGCTATCATGATTATGATCGTGCGTTATGGTTAATTGATGATCTTGCATCTATTGCACCAGATGGTTATTTTGACATAATAATTAGAGATATTGAAATTAAGAAGATAAGAGCTGAAGGTGAACGTGAAGAATTTTGGCAACAACTTAAGAAGGATTTGAAACTATGAACTTTGAGCAGAGGAAGCGATTTGTGGCGCAACAACCTGCGCTCAGAAAAGCTATTGCTTATTCTACTCATTATCAAGCTGAGCAAGCGAGAAAACAATCAGAACCACCAAAACAACCAGAACCAGAACAACCTTCACGTAGACCAATTCGACAATTTTAGGTGATGAAAATGAGAAAGCTGATCATTACTTTATTGGCATTGTTTTCAACATTAGCATTAGCACAAACGCCACAAACTTTGCACTTTACTTCAGGTGGAAATGTAGTTAATGGCGAATATGTACCAGGATCAATAGGTTTTAATTTGGCAGATGTTAGTAGTCTGAGTATTCTTAATCGTTTGCCAGAAAAAGTATTGGGATTAGTGTATGTATCAAGTTCGATTGGTTGTGGTGGTGATACTAGTTCATTTCGTGCTTTTGTTGATCAATTTAGAGATAATCAAAAATTATGGGGCTTTTATTTAATGGATGAGCCTTACGTGCATGGATATGGAGGTAAACCGCCGTGTCCTCCAGCCAATCTATTAGCTGAAACTAGATACATTAAATCAATTATGCCCACTGCTAAAACCTACATCAAGATGGGTAATTCAGATGGGCAAAAGAACCCTAACTATGATGATTATTATCCTGGTAATACTGGAATTGATGTTTTTGGTGTTGGTTCATATATGTGTCGCTCTGATTTCGTGGGCAAGCCTGGCACAGAAGATGGATGCGACTGGACTATGGTTGATAGATATGTTGATGCTGCCGAAAAGCATATTCCTACCGCCAATTTAGCTCCGACATATCAAGCATTTTCTGGGTGGCGCACCGAAGCAACTGGTGGTGTATTTTTGATGCCTACAGTGGCTCAAACACAGAAAATACTTGATACGTGGCATAAGCGTCTTCCAACTCCAATGATGGAATATGCTTATGCTTGGAGTTGTCAAGCACAATCAACTGATTGTTTATCGCGTGATGTTGCCATGCAACAGGTTTATAAGGATTGGTTTGCTGGGCGTAATATAGTTCCAGAACCAGAGCCTGAGCCACCATATCCAGAAGGTCCAGAAACTTGTGTTCCGTGTTGTAATAAATGAGCTTCAGCAGGGTAGAGATTGCCATAGCACCTCCCAACTCGTGGCAATCGAGTGAGTCTCGGCCTCCCGTCGATCAGATACCGCCCTGCACTTTTGTCTGGGACGCATAGCGTTTGAAGAGCCAGACTAAACAGCCCAAAAGGGCAAACCAAAGGAGAATAGGAAATGCCTAGAGTTTCTGGTTGGTTGCGGGTTCATCCCGCTCGTGACCGTTGGGGTCGCCCTGTTGATCCTGATTACGGGATTGATGAAGGTGAACTTCCTGAAATTGATGAGCCTGGTCGTCCCGGTCAAGGTCTTCCTGGACGTCCTGGTCGCCCCGAGCGGCCTGGTCATCTTCCGGGTTGGGGTGGCGTAGGCGAACGCCCCGGTCGTCTTCCAAGTTTTGGTGGTCGTCCGACTGATCCTGATTACGGTGTTGATGAAGGTGAATACCCTGATCAAGGTCTTCCTGGTGGTGGTCACTTCTGGCCGGAACGTCCTGGCAATCGTCCTCCCCGGCCTCCGCATACGTGGCCACGACCTCCGGGCGGCGCTGGACTTCCGATTGATCCTGGTTGGGGTGTAGGTGGTAGACCGGAACGTCCTGGCCATGGTCTGCCGATTTTCCCGTCAATTCCTGGCAGACCTGACAACAGTTTGCCTCCGGTTGATGGGGAGGAACCGCCTCCGGTTGATCCGCCTCCGGGCACGATTTGGCCGCCGCTTCCTCCAGAAATCCCTGCTGGCAAAGCCATTGCACTTGTGGCTATTTCCGGTGTGGGTTATCGTTACGTCGTGATCACTATTCCAGAGCCGCCGGCTGGTGGAATTGGTGGAAGGCCACCGCAACGTCCGGGTCCGGGTGGTCAACCAGAAGTTGATCCTACGCGACGCAGGTAGTACTGGGATGGTGCGCGGCGGGGTGAATTAACACTCTGTGAACTGGCAAGGGAGACTGACAGCTTCCTCCGCGCATCTTTTTTCAGAACAAAAAGAAAATGGCTGAAGCAGTCGTAGAAAGTCAAGGGGGATTGTTTGGCGGTTCGCCGCTAGGCACCCCTTTGATGCAAATTTTGATGGCTGATAATATAGAGTTAGGCTCTTCAGCGAGCTATGAACTCTGTAAACTCATCTATTCTTATCATCCTTATGGTGCAAAATTAGTAGATGTGCCAGTACAATTGGCACAATCGCAAGGAAGAAAGATAAATATACCAGGAAGTCCTGAAGATCGTGTTAGAAAAGCATTTACAGATGAATGGCAAAAAATAGATGCTGATAGAATTATTGCAAATGTAGTAAGATTAGCAAGAATTTATGGAATTGCTTCTGTAGCGTTGATGATTCCCAATGAAGATCCTACAAAACCATTAGATTTTGCAAGTTTAGCCAATAAACCAATTACTTTTAACGTTTTTGATCCATTAAATACAGCAGGAAGTTTAGTTTTAAATCAAAATCCAAATTCTCCAACATTTTTGAAGCCTTTAACTATTTCTGTACAAGGTCAATCTTATCATTTTAACAGAACCAGTATTTATCAGAATGAAGATCCAATTTATCTTGATTATACTACTTCAGCTTGGGGTTATGTTGGCCGCTCTGTATATCAGCGCGCGCTTTTTCCACTTAAATCATTCTTACAATCGATGATTACTGATGATTTGGTAACGAAAAAAGCTGGCGTAATTATAGCAAAGCTAAAAGCGCCTGGTTCTATCATAAATGACGTTATGCAGCGCATCGCTGGCATTAAGCGTGGTATGCTTAAGGAGGCGATGACTGGTTCCGTAATGAATATCGGCATTGATGAAGAGGTAGAATCATTAAACTTACAGAATATAGACAACTCATCACGCACAGCACGAAAAAACATACTTGAAAATATAGCAGCAGCAGCGGGAATGCCAGCAAAATTAGTAAACTCTGAAACATTAGCTGTTGCCTTTGCTGAAGGTGAGGAAGATGCCAAAGCTATAGCACGTTATATTGACAAATTACGTGAGTCTATGCAGGGTTTATACAATTTTTTCACTAGAATAGTGCAACATAGAGCTTGGAATATCGAATTTTACGAGACAGTTCAAAATGATTTCCCTGAAGAATGGGGAAAAAAGAGCTACAATCAGGCATTTACCGAATGGTCAAATCACTTCATTGCGATTTGGCCATCACTTTTGACTGAACCTGACTCAGAAAAGATTAAAGTTGCCAATGTTAAATTGCGCGCCATACTTTCTATGCTTGAAATTCTGCTTCCGGTCTCTGATGACGACAATAAAGCTGATATTTATGAGTGGGCAGCAGACAATTTCAACGATTTGAAGGTACTTTTTCCATCTCCGCTTATACTTGATTATGAAAAATTGGCTAAATTTAAGCCTCCAATTGAAGAAGGAGCTGGTGGCGCACCAGGGGCTAAAAAACCATCATTTAAGATGGGTCCGCTAGGCAAAAGTGGTGGAACAAAGATTGATTCATTAGAAGATGCTGTTATTGATTATCTTACTGAAGTTGAAAAGTTGCGTGCAAGACGCCTTCCTCCACAACAAACGACTGAAGCCCAATGAGTCCACTTGGCATAATACTCATTGTCATTCTTATTATCGTTCTATTTGGAGGAATTGGCGGTCCATATATTGGACGCTGGCAGTATGGTTACGGATACGGGCACACAGGTATTGGCATTGTTGGTATCCTTCTTATTGTTCTGGTTATTTTACTCCTCTCAGGATACATGAGGTTCTAAATGCCATGCTCTCCTGAACATCTTAAGAAGCTGGATGCAAGGCTGGATGCAATTTTAGGGAAGGATTGTGAAATTCCTCCTAAGAAGGATGATGACGAAACTGAGAGTGAACAAGATAATAATGAAGGGCGAGAAGAACTTCGTACTGGTGGATTGAGTAAAAGAAATCCTGTCTGATGGAGACCATCTATGCAGCCGGGATCTTATT